TCTTCCAATATATCCCCAATGCGGTCGGAAATTCACCGAGACAGTCCATTCTCAGCCCGACCAGTCCCGATCGATGGTGAATGATGCCGCCTCGTAAACAAGCGCTACGAGGGGCAACCAAGGCAAGGCTCCACAGCCCACTTCTCAAGGGCAAAACTAGAGCCGATGAAGTCGCTAAGATGGCCGAGGATCTAGGCGTACCACTTTTACCCTGGCAACGCTGGCTCCTCGATGACATGATGCGGATTGACGCTAAAGGTAACTACGTTCGCAAGACCACGCTGTTGATTCAAGCTCGTCAAAATGGTAAATCACATTTAGGACGTATGAGAGTGATCTGGGGTCTGTTCTATGGAGGTGAGACTAAGCATCTGATAATGTCCTCTAACCGAGCCACCGCGCTTATGACCTTTAGAGAGATCGCGTGGATCATCGAAAACGCGCCACACTTAAAGGCAGGCACTAAAGCGATCAGATACGCTAACGGTGGAGAACGAATAGAGCTACTTAACGGGGCAACGCTTGACCTAGTATCTGATACTCGTGACTCATCTCGTGGACGTACTGCCGACTTTCTCTGGATCGATGAAGTTCGAGAGATATCTAAAGACGGATACACAGCCGCGATTCCGACTACTCGTGCAAGACCTAACGCCCAGACACTACTGACTAGCAATGCCGGGGACGCCTTCTCAGAGACACTAAACACGTTAAGAGAGCGAGCCTTATCCGCGCCTCCTAAGTCATTCGGATTTTACGAATGGTCAGCACCGCAATACTGCAAGATCACAGACCGAGCAGGATGGGCAATGGCTAACCCTGCTCTCGGCTACACGATAACGGAGGAGTCACTTGAAGAAGCTGTTGCTACTAATAAGATCGAGGACACTAGAACAGAGCTTCTATGTCAATGGATTGATTCTCTGCAAAGTCCGTGGCCTCATGGCGTACTTGAGGCAACTTCCGACTCCGCGCTTACGATTCCGATCGGTGGCTATACAGTTTTTGGCTTCGATGTATCTCCATCTCGCCGCAATGCAAGCCTCGTTGCTGGTCAGATTATGGGTGATGGAAGAATCGGAGTGGGAATCCTCCAGACGTGGGAGTCTCAAGTCTCGGTCGATGATCTAAAGATTGCAGCCGAGATCAAAGCGTGGGCAGATCAGTACCGACCTAAGATGATCTGTTATGACAAGTATGCAACGCAATCAATCGCCGAGCGCCTTGCCAATGCAGGGCAGATAACGCAAGACGTGTCAGGGCAACAGTTCTATCAGGCATGCTCGGACTTACTTGATGGTCTAGTCAACAGTCGAGTAGTCCATAACGGGCAGGATGAACTAATTAAACAGATGAATAACTGCGCGGCTAAAGTCAATGACTCAGCATGGCGAATCGTAAAGCGTAAAAGCGCTGGCGATATCTCTGCACCGATCGGCTTAGCGATGGTAGTTTCAATGCTATTAAAACCTCAACAGATCGCAGCGATTTACACGATGTAGTGTATAATTGCCCTCTATGGGTATCCTTTCGCGCCTCACAGGTGCAGCACCAAAAGCCACAGTCGAGGCGCAAGCCGCACCGCAGGTCTTGGGTGAGTACTCACCTTACGCGATGCCATTTCAGTTCGCTTACGTCGGACGCACCGAGGCTCTGGGAGTCCCAGCACTAGCTCGATGCCGTAACCTACTTGCTGGCACAATCGGCACGATCCCACTTGAACTTTACAAGAAATCAACAGGTGAAGAATTAGGAAAGCCTCTATGGCTCGATCAACCTTCGTACCACCAACCTCGATCAGTAACTATTGCTTACACAGTCGATTCACTTCTGTTTTACGGACAAGCATTCTGGCAAGTAGTAGAGACATATCAAGAAGATGGCCGTCCATCACGATTTGAGTGGATTGCTAACAGCCGCGTCACCGCAACACTTGATCGTGATAATGTATTCGTCAAGTCATACGCTATCGATGGCACTACCGTCCCTATGGATGGTCTGGGATCACTCATTACATTCCAGTCACTCAATGACGGCATTCTTAACACAGGTGTATCGACTATTCGTGCAGCCCTTGACATCCAAAAGGCCAGCGTAGTTGCAGCGGCGACTCCAATGGCTACAGGTTATATCCGTAACTCTGGCGCAGACCTTCCACCTTCTGAGGTACAGGGATTACTTGCCGCATGGAAGAACGCTCGTCTTAATCGCTCTACGGCTTACCTAACTTCCACTCTCCAGTATGAGGCAGTCGGATTCAGCCCTAAAGATATGATGTACAACGAGGCTATCCAGAATCTTGCGACAGAGATCGCTCGCCTTTGCAACGTGCCTCCTTATTATGTATCGGCAGATCAGAATACGACAATGACCTACGCCAACGTGCAAGATGAGCGCCGTCAATTCCTCACGCTATCCATGCAACCTTTCATTTCAGCCATTGAGGATCGTCTATCTATGGATGACATTACAGCTCGTGGCAATATCGTCAAATTTGACATAGACAAGAATTATCTACGCACAGATCCACTTGCAGAATTAGCAGTCATTCGCGAGATGCTTGATCTCCAGTTAATTACCCAGGAGCAAGCGATGGCGATGACCGATCTAACACCTAACGGAAGCGAAGGAATGATATGAGCGATTTAACCTTCTTTACTTTGGAAGCGGCTGAACTTACAGCCTCAATGGACACACGCGAGATTTCAGGCAAAATCGTGCCAATGGGAACAGGCGAAATTGGTAATACGAGCGCAGGCGCAGTCATTTTTGAACCCGATTCAATAGAGATTCCAGATGCAAAGTCTGTCCGTCTTTTGGCGCAACATGACATAAAGCAACCTTTGGGTCGGGCTTCAAGTTTTGAAATTCGCGAAGGCGATGGCATTTACGCTACCTTTAAGTTAAGTCGCAGTAGCAAAGCGACAGACTATTTATTAATGGCACAGGAAGGACTGGTAACAGGTCTGAGTGTGGGCGTAGAAGTCAAATCATCTAAACCTAAAGATGGCGTTTTACATGTAACTTCAAGCGTCTTGCGCGAGGTCAGCGCCGTCACAGAGCCAGCATTTAAATCGGCTCAAATCACTAGCATTGCAGCAGAAGAAACCGCATCAGCGGAAACCGAAGCTGTAGAAACCAACCAACCAACAGAAAGCGAGACAGCCACAGTGGAAAACACTCCAGCAGTCGAAGCAACACCTACAGTTGAGGCTGCCGCAGTTGAAGCTGCTCGCCCTGCTGTAACAGCAATGGCTTACACAAAGCCACGCATTGAAGTAACAGCTGCTAAGTATGCAGAGAACACAATCCGCGCAGCACTCGGAGACGATTCAGCTCGTCAATGGATCGCAGCGGCAGCAGATACAACCGACAACGCTGGTCTAGTACCAACACGTCAGCTATCTGAAATCATTAACCCACTCGGTACAACCATCCGTCCATCAATCGATGCAATCTCTCGTGGAGTGCTTCCAGATGCAGGTATGACATTTGAGATCCCAAAGATCACAGCAATGCCAACAGTTGCAATCGAGCCAGAAGGCGATGCATTTTCTAACACAGATCAGACATCAGCATTCCTTTCAGTAACAGTACAGAAGTACGCTGGCCAGCAAGTATTTTCAGTTGAATTGCTAGATCGTACATCTCCAGCATTCTTTGATGAACTTGTTCGCAACATGGCAGCCGCTTATGCAAAGACAACCAACGCAGCAGTCAACGCAGCACTTATCGCAGGTGCAACAGTTGATGCGACAACAGTAGCAACATACCCAACAGCAGCCGAACTCCTCGGAATCGTTGCTCGCGGATCGGCTTCTGTCTATGGCGCAACAGCAGGACTTGCTAATCCATTCGCTCGTAACATGGTTGTATCTACAGGACAATGGTCTAACATCATGTCACTTAACGATGCAGGCCGTCCAATCTACACAGCTTCACAGCCAATGAACGCAGGCGGAGTTGTAGCACCTACATCACTCACAGGTAACGTTGCAGGTCTTAACCTCTACGTCGATCCTACAAACGCTGGCGATGGAGATGGAACTATCCTCATCGTAAACCCAGATGCTTACACATGGTACGAGAGCCCAACCTACCGCCTACGCGCTGAATCAACAGCCGCAGGTCAGGTCACAATCGGCTACTACGGCTATGGCGCAATCGCTACAAAGGTCGCAGCGGGCGCATTCCAGAATAACAAGGCGTAAGCCAAACTAAGTCGCTGGCAGGGGTAATGCCCTTTTACCCCTGCCAGTCTTTAGAAAGGATCAAAACATGGCATTGACAACAATCGCTGAATTACGTTCGGCGCTTGGAATTGGCACATTATATGCGGACTCAATTTTGACTGAGGTCGTAGATGCCGCCGATAACGTCTTGCTACCATTTATCTGGTCTAATACTCTTTCTATTATTGGGCATAGCAACACAGCCAATACAGGCACATCTTATTTTGCAGATTCTATCCTTGAAGAATTATATGTCGGCCAGCAAGTAAATATCACAGGCGCAGGATCAAAGCATAACGGCAATAAAACCATCACAGGTCTTGACACTCGTTCGATCACCTACGCGATTACGGGCAACAATAACGCCGTAACGCCACGCCATCCGATCAATCCTTACGGCAGACTTGCAGGCGATACGTACCTTGATCCTGCGACAATACCAGCAATTCAAGAAGCCGCGCTCATGATCTCTATTGACATCTGGCAGTCACGCCAAGCGCCATCATCTGGTGGAGTAACCATCGATGGCTATCAGCCTTCACCTTATAGAATGGGCAATACACTCCTAGCTCGCGTTCGTGGCCTTATCGCGCCTTATCTCGATCCGAGATCGATGGTGGGCTAATGGCCGCCATATCAACACTCAGAACAGGTCTCGCCGCCGCTCTAGTAGATAATACTAAGTATTCTGTCTTTGCCTTCCCACCATCTACACCCATCGCTAACAGCGTTATTTTGAGTCCTTCAGACCCATACATCTCGCCGTCTAACGGATGGCACGCCACTATATCGCCTATGGCGAACTTTACTATTTCCGTCATGGTTCCATTGTTGGATAACGAAGGCAACCTAAACGGGATCGAGGATAACATCGTGGCAGTTTTTAATAAACTCGCTACATCCTCATACACCTACAACGTCACAGAGGTATCGGCTCCGGCCGTCCTAAGTGCCGTGTCAGGTGATCTACTTACCTGCAATATCAATATCTCAGTCCTAACGAGTTGGAGCTAAAATGTCCGAGTGGGAAAAAGAGCAAGAAGCCTTCCTGATCAAGATCGGGCAGGTAGCACCATCAACACCTAAG